GAAAGTCAGGGCCATCAAGGAAACAGTTGCTTTTGATTGGGATGACACCAGTGCATTAGTCATACAGGACCTAGGCGATCAAAAGGTAGGTCTAGTTAATATGGGTTACAGAATGCCGATAGCCGATTTAACTACAATCTTTGAAGCGGCATTAGGCACCGGAACTTATACTGAAGCTGGCTCTAGAATTTTTGGAGCAGTGGCTGATAAATTTTTCGGAAGGGGGACAATAAACGCAACGAACTTCTTTAACGCCATTCAGAACATTGACCCAGATACGGGTGAAAAAATATCTAAATCCCCCAACAGATTAGATAATATAATAGATCAGGCAACTTTTTACGCAACAGAAAGTTTTAAGCCGGGATTTGCTAGAGATATTGAAAAGTGGGATGATAGAACCGCTGGAGAAAAAGGTGCTAGATATTTGTTAGGGGAAAGAAAGGTTAACATTTCTTTTACTGATGGTGCCCGTATGAAATTTAATAACGCACAGGACAGAATAAGGGGGCTAAGAAATCAGTATTCCGGTGAAGTGCGAAAGGCGGATGATATAGCATCAGTCTATCAAAAGAATAACGATACCTATAAAGCCAACATCGAAGAAATGGTTAAGCACATAGATAATCTAAGAATCCTGGGCGTAAGTAATGAGGACATATTTAACACACTACCTAAAAATCTTTCTAAAAATGTAAAGATTGCTGCCCTTCAGGGATTAGTTCTGGATATGCCAGTTGCCGTTTCAATAAAAGGAAACAGGCTCGAACAAACAAAGCGGTATATAGAACTTATTGAAAAGATGCCTCGTGATCTTGCTACTAAAATGCTTAAGCAAGAAGTTAGCTCAAAGAAAATAAATAGAGCGCAGTTAAATACTATAGTTAATGCTATTAAGTTAAAGAGTGCCCTATAAAAAAGCCCCATCCCCCGCAACCAAGAAGGGGATGAGGCTAACTATGAATGAGGCGTAAAGAAGGTGGAACTACTAACAACCACCCGCCGGGATTACTCCTTGGGCTTGCCTCTTTCAATCATTATACATCACCGGATTCAAGGAACTCCTTGAGCTTTCGCTTCTCGTCCTGCAATAGCTTTCGTTGCTCCTCCATTCTCTCTATCCTGTAGGATAGGGTCCTGGATTCGTGACGAATCATTTCTATTTGCGTCTGAATCCTTTCGATGTTTTCTTTAGGTATTGGCATAAAGTAAAGATGTATTTGTTTTTAGAAATGAATACATTGAAAATTAAATTGTCAACCGTTTATCGCTTTAGTATCAACGATCGTTGCGTCCTTGTTGTAAAGGTATCCAGTCATTTTGTTGACTGTCTGAGTTCTGTCGAAGTCAGTCTGCCAAGGCATCTTCCTGCTGTGAAACCTGAAGTCGTAGTCCTGCCTAATCAATTTAGATATATTCCAAATATAAAGCATTAGCTCGAACTCGTTCACGTATATGAAGTCCTTCTTCACGGATTCCGCTAGTCCTATGTTGGTGTCCAGCTTTAACTGCTCAATGATCCAAGGATCGTAGGCCTTCCGCCTGGACTTGATTTCAAATAGGTAGTTGTCATTCTCATAATCAAAGGAACTGAACTGATCCTCAGCCTTGATTAGTTTGCTGATGCCAGTAAAGGCTAGCATTATTTGTTCTGATACTTGTGCTTCTGTCATTACTCGAACCTCCCTATGCAGTGATAAAATTTAAACAGGCCGCCGATGTCTCGTTGACCTTCTCGATTCTTGGCTATCTCGTAATACATCTTAGTATAAGGACCCCTGCTATCTGCCTCCTTGGAGGATTCAAAGTCACCCTCGGCTGGATACATTAGTAACACGATGTCCGCATCGTTCTCGATGTCCCCGGAATCCTTGAGGTCATACAGCTTGAGCTTACCGTTCTTGGCACCCTCTCGATTGACCTGCGCCAGTAGTATAACGGCTATATTAAGATCAATAGCCATCTGCTTTATCTTGTGAGAGATGTCAGCTATACCTTCAGCCTTACCCATCCTTGAAGAAAAGGGAATGAGTTGTAGGTAATCAATGACTAGCAACTTTACTCCGTATTTATTTACGAACTGCCTGGTCTGACTGCACAGATCGTCGGCACTCTTGACCGCGTGAGATGTATAAATGGGTAGCTCGGACAGGGAGTTGACGGTATCCGTAACCCTTTTCATTTGAGCATTAGTAGCTACGTTCTCTTCTACGCTACGGATGTTTACTCCTGACATCACTTGAGTCAGACGTTTCGTCAACTGCTTCTGTGGCATCTCTAGTGAGAAGATACCGCAGTTATGTCCACCCTTAGTGACAGCCTGTAGTGCTATGTATAGGGCTAGTGCGGACTTACCGCAGGATGTTGGGGCAGCAATGGTCATAACCTCGCCCGCGGCTATGCCTCGATTGCCTAAGTAATCATCCAGCTTATTGGTGTGAGTCTTTACAACATCGGGTTCGTATTCCCCGGACTGCATCTTTTTAATGTCATCAAGTAACTCCTTCGCGGAGTCCCCAATCTTTACCCTAGCTTGGCTGAGTAACGGTTTAGACAATATGGTGTTCTCCAGCTCGGAACGAATCTCGTCGTAGCCCTTTGTCTCGGACTCAACTTCCTCAACGGCTAGCCTACAGGAACGCATAAGCTCCCTGAGCCTGGCCTTCTCTGCTACGATGTGTGCGAAGTAAGAGGCTTGAGCGGGGGTAGAAGCCTTGTCGCAGATGGACAGTAGCCCAGCTATGCCTCCGACCTCATCAACTCCTCTGAGGGTCTTCAGGTGCTCCAGAACGGACACGTCATTCAAGGGCTTGCCTTGAAGTGCTAGTGCGCCGATAGTTTGAAATAGTAGTTCGCATCTCTGCAAATAAAAATCGCCCGACTGGACGATTTGAGTAACGGAATCGTAGACTGATGTATCCTCTTCGAGTAAACAAGATGCGATTAATCCTTCCTCCGCCTCAGCATTATGTGGTTGCTGATGGACCAGTAGTTCCAATTCGTCTTGATTCATTCTCAACTGTGGACAAAAGGGAGCGAAGCAACTGACCTAAAGCGTTGTGCTTTATTCTTATTTCTTTAGGTAATTTCAGGGCATCAATCTCGCTGTGAATGCTTAGGGATACCTCTGCGGCTTCTATAATTTTTGTCATTTTTTGTTAGTATATTGGTGAAGTTAAGAACACTTGAACCCCCCGCCGGTTTGCGGAGAGCCAAGCATTCTAGCACAAGGACTTACTTCTTCTCTTCTCTTTCGAGCATCCCTATGGCTATCAATGAGTAGCCAATTAGGTCACGAAAGATATCCTTGGATTGGTCGCCTTTGGTGGTAACTTGGAGCGACCCATCTGAACAGAAAGCCTTAGCTCTCTGGAATTTGTCCTGCATACGGATGCAGATACCTGTAAGGGGATGAACGCCGAACTCAGTAGAAGCGTCAAAGTTAGCGAAGGGGTTATCGCAAGTCTTGCCACCCGTGTAATCCGAGTTCTTGTTAGCGGTCATCGCTAGGATGTCATCCATCTCTTCGGAGCGGAACTTATCCCACCACCCTTTGTCAAAGTCCGCCATCCTTAGAAGGGGGAGTCATCACTCGTTGGCGCACTTGCTCCGACTGGAGCATTGGTAGTAGCGTTTGCGGGTGCATCAGCGGAGTTAACCGCTAGTGACATAAAAGATAGACCGCTCTTAGCGACCTTCTTCCATCCTTTGAGGTAGTAGGTCTTACCCTCTACGTCAATCTTCCCGTTGTAATCAGGTTGATTGGGTTTTTCTTTACGGTCATTCACGAAGAATGTTCCGGTGTTTGTGTTATCGTATTCAGCCATAGTTATTATTGGTTGGTTAGAATTCAGTTGATGTAACAACTGGTAGAGATTTCAACTTGCCGTGTTTGTTAGTGGCATCGGAGTCCTTGGTATCATCAATAGCAAAGAGTCCATTGAGAGAATACTTGCGAGCATAAGAACTAGCGGAGCCAGTGATCTGTGCCTGGTCCATACCCTTCTTAGTCACGGCGTGTTCTGCGAAACCTGTCGAGGAGCCGATAAGTTTGGCCTCCTCATTGTATAGTTCAGCATCGGACCTAACAAAGATGCGCTCGCCGTGTGCCTCAAGGCTGTCCCTTGATACAAGTGCGGAGCCGTATTTTTCTAGTAGTGGTTTGACCGCCGTGAGGATGTCCTCAGCAGAACGGTATGAGTAGTTGCCAAAGTTATTCCTTTGACCCTTAGGAGCCTTGAGCTCCGACTGTATTTTCTGTAGTATGTTCATAGTATTTTTTTGTTAGTTCACGATACAGTTTGCATCGATCTTTTTCATTGGAACAGGACTCAAGTTCTTTCTTGGTCGCTCCTAGAACTCTTAATTCAACAGCCTGTTCGGCGGCTGTCAATGAATTTTTAAATTTTTTCGTAAGTTGTATAAGTCCAACGGGGTGAAGGACATCCAAGGTTTCTTGTTCGAGGTAAGCAGCCATAGCATCGAGGACACCAGGCAAATGTTCCTTGTCACCCTTGCACATTCTGAGATAGAAGTTCTCTACCTTGCCAAGTAGACTGTTTGCCTGTCTGGATATAACGCCACGAACCATCCCGGTCTGGTGGTCGTGGTCAAGAACCCAATCGTCTTTCTTCGAGGCTAGGATAGGACAGCACAATGGCTTGTTCTGTTCTCTGAATTCTTTTATTTTACTCTGAGGAAGATACGTCATAATCTTTCATCCATTTTCTTATACTCATCTCGGTTATGTTACCGAGTTCTGATTGGATTGACTTGTATGTCAAGCCTTCATTTCTTAACTGATGAGCCCTTCTTGCGAACTCCTTCTTTTGATCATCGGTAAAATATCGACGAGGTTGCCTGACTTTTTTGTCGTTGCTTATTAAGCCAAGACGTTTCATTTGTTTGAACCCCTTGGCCTTGCACTCACTTAGGAACTTATTCTTAGCAATCATTGCCTCAAATTCTTCATCGCTGTGATGTGATTCCAATAGGTCCAGGGTGCTGGTGATTGGATTCATATCTTGCATTCTAATTAAATCGTTCATTCTAATTCTAATTGTTCTATTGATAGTATTTGACCGGTCGCACCTCGTTTGAAGACGCATCGCCCAGCCTTGTCGGGAGCCTTCTTTAACAAATGTTTTAATGCTGAACTCTCATCATTAGCCCACTTAGAAGTCTTCCCAACGTAGCCATCGGGCATATTGTTCATCGTGTATTTAATTTCGTATTGATTCATTTCATACGGAGCAGCCAGTAAAGTTCAGCGCACTTCTTTGCTATCTTTATTCCCTTC